AAGAAAGCATCTACAAACTCAATAGCATCTTTGGATTCATAAGGAATTCCTTGTTGAGCTAAATAACCATGTAATCCAAGTGCCCCCAAGCCTACGCTTCTCATTTGCTCATTTGCTTTTCTAACCGCTGGAGCATTTTTAACTTTAGACTCATCTGATACTTTAGTCAATGCTTTAATTGAGTATCTTACAGTTTGTTCAAAATCTTTATTCTTCATTACGTTACCAATATTTAATGAACCTAAGTTACATGAGATATCTTGTCCTAAATTATCATCTTCACCATAATCATTATATTGTGATACTTCACTGTATTGCAATATTTCACTCCTATATGTTCAATAACGTTCGCTAATCGTTACCGGTTCTCTTATGAACTCCTGCATGTTACCATGCAGAGCAGACTATATCATCATCCGCTTGGGATGTCCACCGTTTCCACTCGCTTGAGTGTACTCTCTTTCGAGATAGTCGTTCGGCATTTAATAAATGTGTGTTTAATACGTGTAATTTGGATAATCGTCACTTCTAAGTCTTTTCAATAATTGGTATTTGCTAATCCCTAATTTTTCTGCTGTGGCATCCATACCTAAAAATAATTCTCCATCTATATAAAACCTTTTCTTTTTGTTTTTAGATATAGACGCTTTGCTCTCTTCGGTATGATTTTTACCTCTAAGTCCTGAGCCCATGTTGGCTCGAGCTTCTTCAGAAAAGGTTCTACCTTTATTTCCTATACCGCCTAAAGTTTCATTATATCCATCATTAAAAGTATTAAGCTTTTCTATATATTCCACTTCCATCTCACAAAGAACTTCATCTGTAGTGGATAGTGGCATTTCATGGATTATTTCAAAATTAAATATGTCATCACCATAAAAATTATAGTCTTGTTGCATTTCAATGTTCCAATGGATATTATCTCTTAGGTTGTACTTATGTCTGCTCCATCTAACTTTTATATTTAGGGATTTCCCAACATATTTTTTACCTGTTTCTTTATTTGTCACTACATATATGCCTTTTATTCTTTTATATGCTATTTGAACCACTCTCTTTATTGTTATTCACACATTTATTTTTAGCACGGTATTGTCCTTAATAAGGAGTTTCACCGTTTAGATGGCTTTGCTATGGTAATTGCTTACCAAAGGTGCATTTTGTTTACACAAGTTACTAAATTTTACTTTGCCTAAATTATTTAGCGCATGGTCTTTATTAATATTATCATAAAATGCTACATAAGGATAGCCACTCTCTATTTGTGTAACTGCTATTTGTTCTAATAATTTACGTGGGTCAATCTTTTTCTTTCTAATATCCTGGTCGTTAATTAGTTTGTCATACCATTCATCCATATCAATTTCATCAATATATACTCCATGAGTATCATGTAGATTTTTAGGATAGAAAAGATACATAGGTTCATTGTTTTTAGCTAATTCCAAGAATTTATCTGGTATTACTACACCAATAGATAATGACTTACATCTAAAGTCTTCATCTGCACTAATTTTCTTAACATCTAAGAAATCAAATATATCAGCATGAAATACACTTAAGTAAGTTGCAAATGCACCATTTCTACTTCCTGCTTGGTCTATGTGACGTGAAGATTGGTCTAAGTTTTTCATAATTGGTGTAACTCCAGATGTAACTCCTTCTTTACCCATTAATGATTCTCCAGCAGCGCGGGTCTTACTAAGATTGATAGATATTCCGCCTCCTATTTTACTTAACTGTCTAGCGGTAGAGTTCATTTGGTTAATATCATTTAAACTATCACCTGTTTCAAGTAAGAAACAACTAATCAATTCTCCTGCATTGAATAGTCCTGCGTTAAGAAATGTAGGAGTAGCCGGTTGATATTGTTGTGTCATTAGTAAATCAACATATTTAAATGCCTCATTTACATTGCCGTCCGCCAGGAATAACGCAACAGTCGAAACCCTATCTTCGTAACGTTCTAAGAAATATTTATTATCGTGTGTTTTTAAAGCATATTGCTCATAAAACTTTTGCGCTGATATATATGAAGGAAATCTAAATTTATAATCATAGGCACGTCTAAATATATCTTTAACATCCATAATATCATATTTACTAAATAATTCATAGCTATAATAATTATGGTCTAATAAGTAGTTAATCTTCTCTTCTAAATCATGGAACCATCTCATATTTACATTAATATAATCAATAAAATACTTTTTAACAGCTTCTTTATCTTTCTCTGGTTGAAATTGTCCCTCAGGTGACACTACTTGATTGTTCAATTCAATGTGCGATTTTTCTCTACTCAATTAAAATCTACTCCTTATATCATATTTTTTATAATATTGTTTACTGTCTCAATGTCTTTCTTGTTTCCTGATAACTCCATTTTGTGAAGCAACGGAACATCATACATCATTGATATCTTATTGCCCGCCAATCCAAACGTTTTGCCCCAATTCTTGTTTCCTGTTGCAATCACACCTAGCATTTTACTGCTGTTGGTATTCAAGAAATCTTTTACATCTTCTGGTATTTGTCCAATATTGTAAGTTGGAGTTATTAATATAAAATTATCCTGTATCTTAATTTTTGATAGCTCCATTATATCAATATCTACATCTAACTTATTAACAAACCTTTTAGTGTTTCCTGTGAATGAATAATATATTAATAACATGTACCTCCAACTCCCTTTTAATATCTTACATTACCTATTGTATCATACAAAAACATGGGACGCAAGGGATATTTTTACTTTTTACAAAATAAGTAATCCTCACATCCCATATTATCTATTCTTTAATATCTTTCATATTAATTCTAATCACAATACTTTTTTCATTGCCATCTTTATAGTAATCATCGTTATTTTCAATACTATAATCAATTACCTCTTGGTCATTGTTGGTTAATACTTCATCACGCAATAAGGTTTTTATTAGGTTTGCCATTGTGTGCTTGTCCATAATATCATCCTTTCGCTTTATCTAATCTAACTTTAAGTTTAATCAACACAACTTCTAGTAATTCTGCTTGGTCAGGTGTAACATCACGTTGAATTGAAATACCTGTACCGAATACATCTTCTGTAACTGTGTGTACATCTGCTATCTTGCCTAGTTTATTCAATTCACTTGCTACTTCAACTGTTTGTTCTTTAAGTTTATCAAAGTTCCAGTCTCCATCTTCTTTCATGAACTGTTTATCCTTACTAAATGATTCCTCGGCTTGTAGATAAGCAGGATATTCAGCTATGGCATTCTCAATAGCTTGCTTGTACGCCTCTGCTGATAAGTCTGTGTGATTAACAACGTTTCTAAATGTATTACCTGCTTCAAAGTATAAGCTACCTCTTAGATAGATAACACGTTTTTCATGTCCGTTAGTATCTACGCCATTGTTAACAAATACGATATTATCCACATTTTTATTAATAGGTGATAGTATCTTTTCACGTAAATCAGGAGCGAATTTATTATACTCATAAAAATCCTCGTCTCCATCTTCACCCTTCTTAAGCTCCATAGCTCTATTATCAACAGCCGTTGGTAACATCTGACTAACAGGAACCCTAACAGTCTTCTCGATACTGTGGGCAACAAAACATGGTTGATAACCAATCTTACTAATCATATTAATCTTAGTCTTCCATGTGTTCTTTAAGTCACCATGAGCCTTGCCCCATGCTACATCTGATAAGTTCTTAACTCTATACTTTTTAAGAATTGACTTTTCGCACATATCATATAAGTTTTCTACCGTATCAATCGCGATAACGTCATATGCTTCTTTTAAATCATCATCATTCAATGCTGATAATACAGCTTCATAATCTGCCCATGATGAAATAGGTTGAACATGTGCGCCTGCTAATGCTTTATGTCTATCTTCTGTTGCTAAGAATAATACTCTATCTTTATATAGGTCATATACCAATGTTGATTTACCTACTTTTGAAGGTCCATAAACTAACATTGAGTAATCACTTACGTTTGTTGAAATTTGTACCGGTTTAATGTTTTTTAATGAGTCTGAATTAATCATAAAAATCTCCTCTTTGATTTAATTTATTTTTAAACATAATTAAGTGGGCAATTAAGCCCACTATAGCATATCCCTAGAAATCTGGGATATCTGATGATGCACTACCAAATCCACCAACATTTTCTTCTGCTTTCTTAACTGTCTCTTTAGGTGGTGCAGGCACATTATAAGTAGAGTTGACAACCTCTGCTTCTTTTTGCTTTCTGAGTTTAGAAGCCTGTTCAATCTCTTCCTTAGTTAATGCTAAATCTTCATCATACGGTTGAAGTCCTCCAACAACTAACGTACGTTTATCATAGCGAGTAAATGCTTTCCCTCTACCTGCATCGATATCAGCTACGGCACCAAATGCTGCTTGTGGTGCTTCATCTTCCACTTCTTCAACTTTCTCTTCGTTTAATGCACGATTAATGAATTGATAAGTTAACATTGCTGTTTGACCAGGTTTGTATATCTTAACAAAGTCCTCTGCTAATTGTTTAGGTACAATAGCTTCTTTAATCACAATTACATCTTCTTTATATCCAATAGAGAAACCATCTAATACTTTTTCTCCTGTTGGTAAATCATCTTCATCTAACTTATCTTTAATATCAGTAATTACTGTTTCAACGTTTGCTACTGCGCGATGCTTCATGTCCTCATCTAATCTGTGAATAAACGCACCTGCTAATTTATTAAATACTATATGTTTTCCATCTTTGTTTACATATTCTTCTAATTCCAATCTACCTGCAATTGATACGATATTTGCTTCTTCTGGTGAAGTATTAGCAACTGTCTTTCCTTCTTCTAGGAATTTAGTTTGTGACACATAAGGAGACGAACCTTCCATTGAGAAGAACTCAACTTTGATATCATCAACCGTCCCAGTCTTTTCATTTTCAACTGCGACTACTAATGTATAAGCTAAATATTTTTTACCTGATTTTTGAGCTGTACCCTGTCTTACTCGTTCGATATCTTTCGCTTTACCAATTACTTTAATTTCTCTTTTCAATTCATTTAATGTAGTCATAACATTTCTCCTTAGTTTTGGTTGTATTTGTTTTTTGCTTACCTATATAGTATATTATAAACGCTTCAAAATGTAAACCTTATTTAGAAATTAATTTAAAAAGTTTTATTTTGAATCTTTGCTTGCTCAATAACCTTGTCTGCAATCCTGCTTAAAGCCCTATCTACTTTTCTATCATAAACATCCATTTCTTTTGATATGGCTAAATAATTCATGCCCTTTTTATACATTTCTAAAACATCTATTTCAAACTCTGTTAATTTACACTTGTTAACTAAATTCTCAACATCAATTAAAATACAATTAAAATCATCTTGGTAATCATCTGTTGCCGTAAATGACAACAATCCATTGCTCTTAACTTTGTTTTCACTATACTGTACCCAACCACCTAATAGATGTTCTTTGTTTGTCATGTCTATTTTAGAATAGTCTGGCTGTGTTGACTCACTAAAATATCTTAAATTATAGCCGTGAGTCTTCATGAGTGAATCTTTACATATTCTCATATCATCTTTAATTGCTGATTGATGCTTAGTGTACACATACAACTCTGCTTTCTTACCAGGTAAATGTTGTACTCGCTCCCCATTCTTTCCATTATTCTTTTTAGTATATGTTTGGATTAAATCAAGAAACACTCCATAATCTCTTAATACAGCCCCTAGCTCATCATTGCGTCTCATATCTTTTGCTGTGATACTTTGTTTCTTTTGCTTTTTAAAATTAGTATTGTTCATTGGTTCAACATACACGGTGTCGTTTTTTCCTTCTATCAAACTACTGTCCGTTCTATTGAATTCATCTTCTTTGTCTAACTTGGAAGTCATACTATCTTCTAATACAAAATATGATGATTCGGTTTTATTATATTCAGGGTCTTTTGCTAGTAAATAGTTAGCCATAGACTCTAATGACTGAACAACATTGTTCTCTGATAGTAGTACATCATCCGCCGTTATGTCAGTCGCACAATGCTCTGCAAAGTATTCATTATAGAAGTTATCTCCATACTCCACGGCTTCCTCTACTACTTTCATCCGCCCATCTAAGTCGCTTACTTTATAATCTAATTTTGATTTGATTCCATGAACATCCACGCCA